TTACAGGCCCACGACGGGCCGGAAACACTCCACTACGTTGACCCGCCTTACATGCCAGCCACGCGCACCAGGACGGGGCGATACAGCCATGAGTACACGGAGGACGATCACCGGCGCTTGCTCAACGTCCTAGTCACGCTGCAGGGCAAGGTGGTTCTGTCCGGCTATGATAACGAGCTTTACAACTCCGCCCTGCAGGGCTGGAACAAGGACTCCATCAAGACCATTTCCAACATGGCAAGCCCGCGCACGGAATGCCTGTGGCTCAACTACAACCCCCAACTGACGCTTTTTTGATTATGGAATACATGAACATACCGACAGCCTTGTTTTCCAGCCCCGAATTCATCGGGGCGGAACCCGTGCAGCGTGCTACCTGGATTGCTTTGTTGGCGTGGTGCTGCACCCAAGAGAACGGCGGCGTTATTGAGGGCTGCCGGACCTGGGGCATGCGCCGCTGGATGCAGACCTGTGGAGTAATGGACAAGGAGGTTATGAACGGAGGAGAACTATACCACTTCGACGGCAACGACCTTGTTGTTTTTGGCTACCCGGGAGGCGTTCAAAAGTTGCTTGAGCGTAAGCGAGTTATTGCACGCGAAAACGGAAAGCTTGGTGGAAGGCCCAAAACCAACGTAGGAACCGACATTGAAACCGAAGAAAAACCTACGTCGGTTAATTCAGAAACCAACGTAGGAACCAATGTAGGGGCCAACGTCCAAAACCGGAAGAAAGAAAGAAAGGAAGAAAGGAATATAGGGGGAGAAACTACTACGGTGAACAGTACACCGTGGGGAGAATCGCCCGCTGCTCCTGTACTGCCTGCCCCTTCTTTTCCGGATCGGGAACGATTGAACGATGTCCGGGGGATGCGCTGCGCCGACAATCACGCGGACCTGGGGGCTTCCCCTGGAGCTGCACGGTTCATGGCTGCCACCCTTGAAATCAACCCGTCCTGGGGTCGGACGATACCAACCGCCATTGAGACGGCAGCCGCGCTTGAGGCGTATCGTTCCGCACAGGGCCGGGTTACTCCGCGGGACATGGAGATGCTCAAGGCTTACTACGCCAGCCCCTTGTCTCGTGACAGGCACGACAAGGCTTTTTGGCGGCCAGACAGCCGCAAGAAGTTCTGGGAGTGCTTCGGAGACGTTTTGACGCACGCCGATAGGTGGGCGAAGGAAACGCGCTGGAAGTCCGCAGCCGCTCGCAAGAAGCCGAAGCCCGAACCGGCGCCGCAGCAGCCGGAAGGGCCCGTCGTGGACACCGATACAGCAGCCGCGGAAATCCGGGAATTGAGAAAAGAAATGGGATTGGGAGGTGAGGCATGACCACAGAACATAAAAATCTACTGCGAAATATTATCCATCGGAAGGTCAGTCCGTCCCAGTTGCTTATCCTGATGGAAGTCCGCGACCATCCAGGCAGAATGTCACGGGAGATTGCCACCAGATGCCACTTGGATGCCAGCAATGTGTCCCACCGCCTGGATTATCTGGTTCAGGCTGGCGACGTGATCAGAACCGGCACACGGCCTTGCGTGTTTTATATCAGCAGGCAGGGGCGTGATTTTTTGGAGAGTTTCGAGGACTCAAAATCAGCAGGTTGATGCTATCGGCAAGAAACGTTGACACTCGGCAACTCGACACGCCGAAAAACAGGAGGGTAAAATATTGGTATGAAGAGAGAGGGTAACAAATCCAGGACGACGGAGAAGAAGAAGGAGTTTGCAAGGCTCCTGGTTGACGGAAGATTGTCCAAGGCGGACGCATACCGTAAGGCATACAAACGCAAGGACATGAGCGGTGAGGCAGCCAGTAAGGCGGCAAGCAGACTGTCCAAAGATGCCGAAATTGTGCGAATGATTGACGAATTAAACGCCCAGTTGAACAAATCCGCCGTGCTGACCAAGCAGGAACGCATGGAATGGCTTTCCCGTGTGGTTACAACTCCCATCGGTGATATTGACAACACGTCAGAGCTTTGCCAAGAGTCTTCCATTGATGAAAATGGCATGAAATTCAAGATGCCATCGAAAATTGCAGCCATTGCCGAGCTCAACAAGATGGATGGAGCATACACGCCTCAAAAAATGGAAGTAGATGCAGGAGAGAACTTTATGAGTCTTCTTGCCGCACTCCCGTATGACCCTCCCGTAAAGTCCGGCAAAAAGTAGTGACACTCGGCAACTTGAGATTTTTCCGGGTTTGCCTCATGAAGGAGGCATGCTTAATTTTCTGGGGATTACACGCCATTTGTCCACGACAGCCGGCTATGCCAAGCGCATAGGCTGGCTTTTGCGTGAGGACGTGACTCAATCTCCGTTCCCGGTAACTGGCGTTTCTTTCACGGGCGCGGTGAAGACCGAACAGGGAGATTTGCCAATCGCCATTACCCACGGGGAACAGGAGAATTACCTGGAGCTTACTTTTCCCGCCCTGCCTATTGGGCGCTGGCCGTATGCCATCCACGCCCAGGACGAATCCGGAGAGGATTTACGGCTATTTGCGGGTTACATCGGTGCCGTGGAGTCGGTCCCCCCCATTGAGGCTTCCACGGTATACGATATTCCGGTGATGGGCATTGCGATTCCTATCGAGGCAGGCAAGACCATCAAGGCGCAGTGGCTTTCCAACACGGCGGCTTCCCTCGCCGCCCAGCAGGCGCAGCAGGATGCTTCCAGTACCCGCACGGACGCGGACACAGCGAGTCAGGCAGCCGCAACGGCAACCGGAGCAGCCACTACCGCCGTGGAACGGGCTAAGGAGGCGGAAGGCTATGCCGGCGCCGCTCAAGCCTCCAAGGTGGCGGCTGGCAATTCAGCGGCCTCTGCCAGCACGTCCGCTGCTGATGCGGCCCGTGACGCCAGGAGTGCCAATGAGGCCAAGACGGCTGTGGAAGGGATTGTTTCAGATTTTACGCAGACGGTCAGCAATGCGGAACAGGCGATCAGCGCGGCCAAAGAGGAAGCCGTTACCGTCATACAAGCCAAGCAGGCTGATTCCGTTCTTGCTGTGGGGCGGGCGCAGAAAACCGCCACGGACAAGGTAGCCAGCGCACAAGGCGCTGCTGTCACAGCCGTGGAAACGGCAAAGACGGAAGCCGTGCAGGCAGTGCAGACGGCCCAGGCGGAAGCCATGGAGGCAATCACGCCCCTTGTCGAACGGACAGAAGCCGCCAAAGGGGAAATAGACAAAACGGAAGGAAGGGTAAATACGACCGCCATTGATGCCAGCCAATCTGCACAGACAGCCAGCAACGCCGCCACTGCGGCCCAGCAGGCCCTTGCCGCCATCCCGCAGGTGGACGCCGCCGGGAACATGACACTTGCTGGGGGATTGACGACCGCTGGAACCCACAACGCCAACGGCGGCATCAATATCCCGCTGGCTGCCGGGGCCGCTACAGATACCACAGCCGTCAGCCGGGCTTATGCCCTGGGACTGGCCCATGCGGCCATGATGCACCAGACGCGCACCTACTGGGTCACATCCTCCTGCACGGCTACTAATGGGGTGACAATCAATCATATTGCGCCGGGATGTTATTGTGAGGCCATCTTGGCGGCCAATATCCGGACATCCGTCACACTGCCATCTGCCGGTGCGCTCGGGGGCGGCAATTATAGCAAGATAGCGGGGTATTCTCTGCCAATCAAATTTAGTGGGGGGTCTGATGGGAGCGCATTTAAAATCTCTATGCTTATTGGCGGGTCTGGACAATTCGCCGAATATCCGGATGCGGGCATAGATGATTTTCGTTTCCGCCCCCAGGCTGGCAGTGCCGCGGATATAACGAGGCTCATTGATGTGGCTCTCTATTATGATAATGGCTACAAGGCCCGCGTGCGCGAGCTGATTGGCATCGGTAGTCCCAAGAGGTATGTAGTGCGATCCACATTGTCCAATCTGGACTACAACAGCAATACCAACCCATGCTCCGCTACCTACAGGATTGTTATTGCGCAGTCCGAAATCGGTCATGGAGACGCCTTGGCCGCCGGAGTCTGGCTGGTAATGGGAGGGCTGTCTAATGATACGATTATCAAGCTGGCAGACATCAGGTGCTGGGATACCTATCATGTGCTCTATGCCCCTGTTATTTATCTTGACGCACAGGCGGGTCTCTATGGGGGGGTGATCAGCGCAGAGTCTCCAACAATCATTAACGGTGTAGGTGGTAATACCTATGTGCGTTTCGGATTGGAACCCTATCAAAAATCCTGGATTACCACAGAGACGGAAGTTCCCTATACCGATGAACAACCGACGTAATTATGAATAACGCAGAAATACAGATACAGTTTCCTGCTCCTGGTCAGTGGGACAAATTCACGCTTACTGCGGTGTACCGGGACGC